GCCGACCACTCGACCTGCTGCACGGCGCGCCGCTCGTCGTTGGTCATGAGCTCCGGCCGGCCCGCCAGGTACTTGGCGAAGGCGCTGCGGTACTCGGGACGGCTGGACTCCACGGCGAAGCGGGCCACCCGGGCGTCGAGCGAGGAGAACAGGCGCTCGGCCCGCTCGTGCTGCTCGGCGTTCAGGTGACGGGCCTCGGGCCGGTCGAGGATGCTGCGGGCGGCGTCCTTGAGCTCGTCCTGGGCCATGGTGCGGGTGTCGCCGTCGAACGGGCTGGTCCGCTTCATGAACTCGAACGAGGAGCCGGACACGGTGCGGCCCTCGGCGCGGGCCTTGGCGTGCGCCTCGGCGATGCGCTGGGTGCGCTCGGCGGCGGCGACGGCCTTCTGCCGCAGCTCGTCGCGCTCGGTGAGGATGGCCTCGGTGCGGGCCACGTCGTCGTCGGACGGATCGGTCAGGGCCGCGATGCCCTCGAGCTCGGCGTCGAGCTCACCGATCCGAGCATTGATGTCGTTGAGGTACATGGGTCAGTGCTCTCCTCTCAAGAAGGACAGGCCCGCTCGGTCGAGCAGGTCCCGGATCGTCTGGCTGTTGTCGCGGCTGGCGGCAGGTGGTTCGACCGGGCTGCCGTCGTTTGTGGCGGGCTCGGACGCCGCGTCCGAGGTGCCAAGAGCGTGCGCCAGCTCGGCGCGGGCGTCGTCGTCCAGGACTCGCACCAGCGAGCGGACGGCGACGGAAGTCTGGGGGTAGGCGGGGAACACGACGGGGCCGAGCTCCATGAGCTCAACCTCCTTCACCGTGCGGTACTCCTTGTTGTCGGCGTCCCGGGTCCACTCGTCCTCGATGACCCGAAAGCGGAACGACATGCCGTCGACCGCGCCGTCGCGGATGGCGTCGCGGAACGGCTCCACGAGCCAGTTGTCGGACAGGCGTGCCCGGACGAAGAGCCCGTTCTTGTCCTCGCGCAGCGTCGTGATGGTGCCGAGCGGCAGCGATCCGATGAGCGGGTGCGCGCCGTGGTCGAACTGAAGCACTGGGGTGCGCTGTCCGATGCTGCGCTTGAAGGCTCCGGGGGCGATCCGCTCCCGGTAAGCGCCGAGCGAGTCCCGGATGTCGGTCCACGCGTTGAACACGGCGGCGTAGCCCTCGAGCGTCTGCCCGTCGGCGCCTTCGCTCGCTCGGAACTCGACCTTCCGCACCTCCTCGGCGCGCTCAGTCCTCAGCGTCATCGTCGCCCTCCTGCGTGGGCTGCGGGGCGGGCGACTCCCCGTCGGTCGGTGGTTGGAGCTGCACGGACGTCAAGCCCGAGTGGGCACCCACGAGCGTCGTGTAGTCCCCGGTGGTCACGGCAGCAACGGCGGCATCGGCGTCGTAGCCGGCCTCGATCAGCGTGCGGATCGTCTGAGCGTTGGTCGAGCGGATGTTGGCCTCGTCGGCCACGTCCTCCTGGAAGAACGACACCTGCGAGTCGTCGTACCAGAGGCGAGAACCGGACGGCACCCGCACCACGTTCGACAGCGCGTCGGCCATCGCGCCGAGCAGCGGACGAACCTTGGCGTCAGCGAACAGGCGGCGAGTCGCGACGTAGTTGCCTGCGTTCAGCGATGAGCCCTGCATCCCCTCGGAGAAGCCGGCCACCACCGCCGGCACACCAGCCGCCGCAGCGATCCGAGTCTCACCCGCGCCCTGTACCGCCTTGAACGCCAGCTGGTCGAGCGTCGCGCCTACCGTCTTCACGTCACGGCCGCCGAGGAAGTGCATCACCTTGCCGGCGTTGGCCTCTCCCACGAACTTGGCGGAGAACATCTTGACGAACTCTTCGAGCTGCGCCGGGTCCACCGTCGACTCGTAGGTGACCGCCATGGACGGCATCGCGCCGTTGCGGAGGTAGTTGACCTTGTAGCCGGTCAGCTCGGCGTCGGCTCGGGCGTCGGACGCCACCGCGGCGAGCCACGACTCCCCGCGCCACTGCGACTCGGTCGACGGAGACGGACGGTAGTGGGCCACCTCGCCCGGCTCGAGCACCACCGCGCCATAGCCCTGGCGCTCCACCACGTAGCCGAGCAGCCGCTCGGCCAGCACGCCCGTCTTGCCGGGCGTCACCGACGGGGCGAGCACCTGCTCGGTGGCCAGCGTCACGCACGCCGGGTCGATCCGAACCAGCGCGCCGTCAGCCCGGGTCCAGTAGGAGTTGCCGTGGCACGCCACGTCGAGCTCCATGGTGGCGATCAGCTGGCGGGTGGACCCGCCCTCCCACGGCCGCTCGAGGATGGCGAGCTCGGACGTGGTGAACGTGCGGGCCGGCTTGCCGGCAGAGAAGCCTTGGAACAGGAAGCGGACCTCTCCGAGCACCGACACACGCCGGTCCAGCACGGAGAACACGGGGCCGCACTGCCGCAGCAGGCCGCCGGCCGTCCCGTCACTGGCGACGTAGGTCTGCCCGCCGATGCGGAACGAGTCCAGGAGCCCCTGCCACGACATCGACGGGAACCCCGACGACGTTGCTGCACGCTGCTCGGTGGGGCGGGACAGGAGACGGTGCAGCATCAGCGGCCACGCCGATCAATCACGCCGAGGACCACGCCCGCCACGATGAGCAGGACGCCGGCCACGGCGAGGCCGAACGCAGTCGACACGACGAACCCGGCGGCGGACAGGGCGACCGCCCCGGCGAGCTGGAGGGCGTTGGCGATTCGATCTCGCATCGGCCCTCCTCGGGCTAGGTCACGGCCAGGAACAGGCGTGACGGTTTCGGCGTCGGGATCGACTCCATGCCCCACCGGGCGAGCGTCACCGCCACCAGCGACGAGGCGTCCCGGTCGTACCGGTCCCAACCCCACGCCTGGCCGATCTTGCGCTTCTTGGCCGTGGCCACCGACTCGTTGAGCACCGGGTCATCGGGATGTACGAGGTCGTGGGCCACCACGGCATCGAAGAACCCGGCGCACGCCTGCGCGAACTCCTGCGTAGTCGGGGACACCACCGTCACGCCCGCCGCCTCGAGGTCACCGATCAGCGACCCGGCCGGCGACCCGGCGTCCACCACGGTCCCCTTCGACCGCCAGACGTCGGACAGCTCCTTCACCCGGGCGGCCACCCACGACGTGCCGGGCCGATGGTCCGCAACGTCGACGTGGAGCACGCCGTCCCGCTCCGAGCACACCCCGACCGCCGCCCACTCCCGGTCCGGGGTGACCTCCACCGAGAAGGCGACCCAACCGTCCTGGTGGACCGTGCCGGCGCAGCGACGCCACGCCTTCACCGGGATGCTGTCCACGCCGACCAACCTGGCCGGAATGCACAAATACGACCGGGCGAACGTCACCGGGTCCATCTCGTCGGCCTCGGCCCGGATGAAGTCCTCGTCAATCGTGAACCCGAGCGCCGGGTGAGCGGCACGCCAGAGCTCCGGGTCCATCACGTCGACCGACTCGCCCTCGTCCACCGGCGCCGACCACTCGAAGTACGCCCGCCGGCCCGGCGCCCCGGACCGCACCAGCGTGCGCCCGGACGCCTGGATGTCGTCCAGCCACGTGGACTCATGCGTCCCCGCCGCCGAGATCCGCCACCGCTGCCGCAACGGGCGGGTGGCCATGGTCGGCCGCAGGCCCGTCTCGAGGTCCTTGCCATCGGCGAGCGTGAACGCCCACACCTCGTCAATGACCACGGTGTCGGACTGCTTGCCGTGCAGCGCCTTCGGCGTCGGCGGGAACAGGCCGAGCGTCGAGTTGTTGCCCCGCACCGTGATCCGCTCCGAGCCGTTCGCCCGGCGCACCGAGAGCCGGCGGCGAGCGTCGGCGGGTGCGTTGTCGAGCAGCGGCAACCAGCCGTCACGGAACTGGTCGGCGGCCTCCTGGCGAGTCTGCGCCGTGTACCACCCGCGCCCCTGACGGCGCAGCGAGACACGCTGGATCATCGTCGGCAGGATGAGCGCCGTCTTGCCGGCCTGCCTCGGGACCACGAGGTCGACCGTCTGGTAGCGGAACTGCCCCGACTCCGGGTCGAACTCGCCGGCCACGTCCGCGACGTGCTGCTGCCACGGCATCGGCTCGATGCCCATCTGGCGCATCAGCGTCCCGACCGCACCCCCGTACGTCGGCGTCTCCGGGTCGCGGGGCGTCGACCACCTAGGCGGACAGGCCCGTCCAC